CCTAAGCTGGACGACGAGCTCTTCGCGAAATGCCTCCGGGACGAGGTGACCGTGGCTCTACGACACAAGGACGACGCGTTGGGAGTGAAGCTGCTAGACCCACTCCAGCCGCCTGCCTGGTATCGCGCGTGGGTGGACCGCAAGGTGGTACCGCAGGCAGCCGGCTGGTCCAGGGCGTTGGACTTAAGGGGAAGCGCGCGTGCACCCATCCGGTCAGACTACGCCGCTGGAGCGTTCAAGGACAGTGCGCTGGCGCCCGACGAGGCTCCTCCAGACGGCGTAACGGTCGCGGCCAAGACTCACACGAACATGGCGCTGAGAAGGTTCGTGTCTATGGACTACCCGTCTCAGGCCATGGCAGTTGCTGCGCTCAAGTCGAAGAGTGGACGCATGACCAAATCTGATCAGAAGTCGGAGAACTACAAGGATCCCTTGAGGCTGTTCTACGAGGCAACTTTGCTCGATCGGATGGGCGTTAGCTGGTCTGAATCGGCCATTTACTCAGTTGCGAAGCACCACCCATGCTACATGCTGGGGAAGAGCCCGTCCGCGCAGCAGGCAAAGGCACGCGAGATGATAAGTCCGGCCACTGGCGGCATGTGCAAGAGGTTCTTCTCGTTCGACGTCTCTAACTGGTCGGCGGGGATGGCAGCCAAAGTGCAGAGACTATCAGGCGACGTCTGGGCAGAGGTGTTCGATGATCCGGCGGTCGGCTCCGCGTACAACACCATGGCGGGGAGCACTGTGTACGCTCAGAAGCACGGCATTCTTGCTGGATATGTGTCTCCGACTGCAAATTTTGAGGGGTATGACGGCAAAGCCATGACTATGGTGCACTTGGCCCTAATGTCGGCCACCGTTCAGCGAACCCGTCAGGTGACCAAGAATCCAGACCTGTCAGTGCAGCTGATGACCTACATCGACGACGGAGCAGCTGCGCTCGAGTTGCGGACCTCTAAGGCGGAGGAAGAATTTACTGAGTTCATGGCATGCGCAGAAGAGGTCTATGGAGCGGAAAGGTTCGTTCT